ATTGATTCTAGAGTGGTTTATAGGTAACCGATTAATCCATCTTCATCAGTTATCTCAACCACCCAATAGACTGGCCCCCATTGAATGGCCACATAACGCCAGCCATGATCATCTTGCATACACTCTCTCGCTATGCTCTCGGCCTTACTTTGACTATGCAAGGTCATAGGTTTAATTGCTGTAGTCATGCTATATCCCCTGGTTAGCTAAAATGTTTAAAGCTTGATCGATGTAGACATATGCCACTAAAGCAAAGCCTATCCAAAACGCTACTCTTGCAATAATTTCTTGTTTGTTTGTCATTTTGTAATCCCCATTACGAACAATAAACCGGTAAACCGTACCGGTACGGTCTAACGTTTTATGCTGCAATCTGGCCTTTAGTGGCATCTAACCCTAAGATGTAATCAGCGGCTTTCTGAGCGAGTGCGGCAGCTTTAAACACAGCCTTATTATCATCACGCAAGCATTTCAGCCAGTTAGCGATATAACTAGCGTGTTGCAGTTTGCCAGTAATGCCGTGATCGAAACATAGAAAGGCTGCGCCCATCTCAGCGACTAGCTCTTCAAATGCATACTTGCTATCACCAAACTTTTTACCCAATACTCGATCACATCTAGCCTTTGCACTAGTCCAGTGTGTCAACTCATGAAAGGCTGTAGCGTAATAGTGATCGGTGCTAGTAAAAGCTGATTGATGTGGTAACTGGATAGAATCGTGGCTAGGTGAATAAAAGGCTGCATCGCCGCCATGCCGGATAATTGCACCAGTTTTTACAATACGATCATCTGCTAGAGCAATCGGGTTAAAAGTAGAGTCAACCACGCTGGCCTGATCGGTATAGCCGTCTACCTGAGCTGCATTGAATACAAAATACGTTTTAAGTAAAGCGTATGACTTGCCGCCATCTGTAGACTCAGCATCTGCTACGGGTTTAACTACTGGCTGAAAGTAAACGATGGCTGTAGCCTTTTCGCCTTTCTTAACCTGGGCACCCAGCTCTAGCCATTGTTTGTATGTAGCCCAGTTTGCAGAGCTGTAGCCTTTAGACATTGAGCTGACACCCAGCAATAAGCGATTGATGCCTTTATAGGCTTTCTTGCTGATTACGTTAGCATCTGCACTACTGTCAGCTTGCCAAGGTTTAATCCAAGGCGATGCACCACGCTCTAATTCAGCAATGATGCTATCGGTAACGGTTTGATAGATTGTCATTCGATACCCCTAATGTAAAACTCTGTCTAATGTCGAACCAATTGTTCGATACTTGATTAGATCACGTTTATGTATATCAGTTCAATGTATTTCTTATTATTATTGATATATATTTATAGGTGTTTACCCTGCTAAAGTATAACTTATAAATATCTCGAGCTCGAGATTTCACCACAGTATAGACGTCTATATACCTATACCTTAGACTATAGACTGTACTGATATATTAAGTAATACTTAGTTATTATCTATAGATGTATATACTTGTTTTTATATATTATACATATCAGACCTCAGAATAGACAATAGGGGTTCAAGTTATACATATAGTAACCATACCGTATGGTTCAGAATGGGATACGCTGGAAGTTTAGTATCTCTCTCCCGTCTACTGTATATGGTATATCCAAAGGGGCAAAGGGGTAACGACTAGGTACGTTATACCTATATACCGGAGCATAGCTAGATACCAGTGCCGTCATAGGGCTATGGGCGATACAGTAACGCTCGGCAATCGAGCACTAGACGCGCAGCTAGATCGATGCCAGGGCACTGGCTTGGGTTTGAGTATGGGTGAGCGGGTGCACCATTCCATCATCCCCCCAAAAGAAAAACGTGTTTATGCTAACATCCCGATATATAGGGAGATGTACATGGCAGATATACTTGGTATTGAGAAAGATGTACCGATGACAGCTAAGATACGAAGATACACCTATCCGTATAAGGATATGGATGTAGGAGATAGTTTCTTTGTACCTGAAGGTAAGTTACCGACTATTAATAATGCTAACTACCGTGCTAACAAGGTGTTGGGTTGGAAATTTAGTGCTCGTAAACAGGATAATGGGATCAGGGTATGGAGAATCTTATGATGAACGGTGCTGCGGTGATTGAACAACTGGTTGAGACTGCTGATGAGGCGTTTAAGCGTCAGTACTTGGATCGTGTCTGGTCGATGACTAAGATTGATATGTTTAAAGAGTTAATGCGGGTGCATGGTGAGAGTACTCGGATGATGACTCAAGCCCAGGCTGAGATTGATAACTTGAAGGCGGTGATTGCTCAGTATTCTGAGGGGTTGCATTAATGGCTGATTACCACGTTGTTGATAATGGCGAGATGCTGGCTTGTGACTTTGTGGATTGCTTGATGCGTGCGCGGTTGCAGGAGATTATTCAAGAGTTGACAGGTTACATTGAAGACAAGGTGGCTGAACCTGGGGATAAGAAAGTGATCAAGGCCGCAGAGGTTATTCTTGGATACATTACTTAAACAGTATCTCTTTGAGACTCGCTCTGACCTGTCTTTGCAAATGAGACGGGCATTGGCTTGCAAAACCAAGAAGCAGAAGATTAAGTTGGCAGAGGATTGGCAAAAGAATTACTCTGAACTGATGTACAGAGAGTTGATTTCTTGTGCACGAAACAAAGAAGTCTGTGTCAGGATTGCAAATTGGGAACAAGATGGCCGCATTTAATCTGCAACAGTTCTACAACTTCTGTAAGCAGCTCAAGATTGAGACTAAGGAGCAGGGCTTACGCAAGATGGATAACTTGCTAGGCACCCAGACCTATGTAATGGGAGAGATTGCTAAAGGGTTGGAAGAGGATATTCACTTCTTTACCATTCTCAAAGGCAGACAGTTAGGGATTACAACCATCTCTCTGGCACTTGACCTGTACTGGCACTTCATTAATCCAGGCTTACAGGGAACGTTGACAACCGATACTGAAGAGAATCGGGATATGTTTAGGTCAACGCTTTCGATGTACATGGAGGGTTTGCCAAAAGAGTACAAGATACCGGTGTTGGCTCACAACAGAACCCAGATGAGTCTGAAGAACCGCAGTCGGTTGTTTTATCAAGTGGCAGGGACAAGAAGCAAGGGGACGCTCGGCCGTGGAAAAGCAATCACATTCCTACATGGGACTGAAACTTCATCATGGGGTGATGAGGAAGGACTTGCCTCACTACTGGCGTCTTTGGCTGAAACCAACCCAATGCGAATGTACATCTTTGAATCTACTGCCCGTGGATTTAATATGTTCCACGATATGTATACCACTAGTAAAAGAGCACGAACGCAAAGGGCTATTTTTTGTGGCTGGTGGCGTAATGAATTGTATGCACTTGATCCTCTTGGCCAGACTTACAAAGTTTACTGGGACGGTAAATTAACCGGTGAAGAGAAAGAGTGGGTGCGTGACATTAAGAAACTCTATGGCGTTGAGATCAACTCACGACAAATAGCCTGGTGGCGTTGGAAACTCTTAGAAGGTATCAAGGACGATTCTTTGATGTATCAAGAGTTCCCGCCAACTGAAGACTACGCTTTTGTGATGACAGGAACGTCTTTCTTTTCTAACGCGAGGTGTACAGATGCTGCAAAGGCCGCCAAGAAACGATTACCCGATTATTACCGATACTCCTTCGGGGCAAACTTCCAAGACACCACAGTCCTCAAATCCACAGAACGTCTTGCCTCACTTAAGATATGGGAGGAACCCATTGATACTGCGTATTACGTTATCGGTGCTGATCCTGCCTATGGTTCTAGTGATTGGGCTGATCGGTTCTGCATTCAAGTGTATCGAGCGTATTCAGATGGTTTGGAACAAGTGGCGGCGTTTGCCACCTCAGAGATGAACACCTACCAATACGCTTGGGTGATTGCCCACTTAGCGGGTGCCTACAAGAACTCCACGCTAAACCTTGAGGTCAATGGCCCAGGCCAAGCCGTCATCAACGAATTACGCAATCTTAAGCGTCTGGCCTCCAACATGGGCAACCAAATGGGTACAGATTTGATGAACGTGCTCGGTAGCATGACTTCTTACATCTGGAGAAAGAATGATTCGCTTGGTGGCTTGTCTCAGAGCATGGGCTGGCTCACCACCTCGGCTACTAAGGAAAGAATGCTCACCTACATGAAGGATTACTTTGAGCGCAACATGATGGATATCTGGGATATGGATACCATTGAAGAAATGAAGACAGTCACGCGAGACGGTGGCTCAATTGAGGCCTCTGGGCGCAACAAAGATGATCGTGTGATCGCTTCAGCCTTAGCAGCCGCGGCTTATGCCGAACAAGTGCAGCCCCAGCTCATTGGCAGACGTATTTCTAAGGATATCTCTAAGAAACAGCAGGAATTAACCCCTGAAGAGGTCGCAATGGGTAGAAACGTCTCTGATTACTTAAAACAGATAGGTATTTACGGTGCGTCCAACAACCATTCTTAAAACCGACCTTCTACGCATCATTAAACGCTTTATTGCGGATGAAAACCGTGGAATCTCGCTAAAACTGTTTGCAGAGGTTGCCGGCATCTCTTTGAGTACGCTAAACGACACTTTTCAGAAAGAAACGTTTCCAATTACCGAATATGTACAAATAAGAGTCTCAAAAGCCTATATTTCTTGGAAAAAGGGAGAAATAGCGGTCATGCAGAACTGGGACAATACAAGATTCACCGAATACCGCAAAGTTGCCAAACCTCGCCTCGCCCGGGGGTATGGCTTGCAAGTCGTTAATGGCGAGATCAAAATGAAGCTAGGAATTGTTAACAAGGCAGACTATGACCATAATCTTGCCGACCAACTTGATAGGGGATAAATAATGGCTCGTATACTTAGAGATTACAAATGTCAGGAGCATGGCTTCTTTGAAGGCTTTGAACCTGTTTGTTCAGAGGGATGTCGCGATGAATTGGTTCTACAAGTCTTTCTTAAAAGCGTTGGCTTTGTTTCAGACAAGTCCAAAGCCGCCGACTCACACTTGCGAAATCTTGCGAACGAATTCGGAATGTCTGACATTAAGTCCACCCGCACGGGCGAGAACCAAGCCGGCTACCTTACCCGCAACAACAAGTTCAGCGAGAAAGAATACGCAGAGGCAGAAAAGTTTGCCACACCCAAAAAGCGTGGCCGCCCCCGTAAAGACCAGTCAGTCCAAGCCCCGCCCCCGCCGCCGCAAGAAGCTAGAGCCGGTGATTCAGCAATATGGGGCGGTGGATTTCAAGGGATGAATATGGCCTCAGTCTTGGCTGGCCGCTATAATCAATCCGTACAAGGTGAGTCCGTGGGCTTGACACCACGCGATGCGGGGATACAATCAGGGCCAAGGGTTGATCCCCGTGCAACAATGCAAGATCCACAAAACCTGAAGATCAAAACATAATGCGTATCCCACCAAACAATGATGAGCGCGAGAGTTTCTATCTTGACCTGATGGAAAAGTGTATGGTCTCGCGTGAAGAACGCAAAGCCGATTACGGAACCCTTCGCTCTTATTATCTGTTTGGTGCTGGCCCCGAAGAGCCACCCGCATACTTTAACAAGATTCACCCGCACTTAGATCAACTCACCTCGTTTCTGTATTCCGCTGAAAGCACTCGGTTTTCAATTAACGTGGGTGCGTCTGTCGCTGAGTTTGAACACCGCAAAGTGCCACGCCTCACGATGGCATTAAACGATGAGTGGCTCAACAGCAATGCTGATCAAGTCTTTTCTACGGCGCTAACTTGGTCGTTGGTCTACAACACCACCTTTGTCAAACTGGTCTACAACCAAGGGATTCATCCCTACATGATTGAGCCAGGTGCAATGGGCGTGTTGCGTGAAGACACGCCATACGTTGATCGCCAAGAAGCCATCTGCCAACGCTATTACATCACTCGCTCAGAACTTTATGCGCGGCTCTATTCTCACCCAAAACGTGAGCAAATTGTTTCGCGTGTAACAGGAAACATTAAAAACACTAGCAACGATGGGGCAGAGGGAGGGGACGGTGTAGCCCGTATTGTGATGTCGGCCACCAACCCAACCATCTACGGACAAGTCAATATGGACTTGTACGGGATGAATAAGTACCGTGCGCGACTGTCTGAAGAAACCATAGAGATGAATGAGCTATGGGTTTGGAACGATGAGATTGAAGATTACCAATGCGTAACTATTGCCTCACCTGACGTTATTATTTATGACCGCCCAGGCTCTTCCCTGTTTCTTAAAGGTGAGCATCCTTTCATTCAAATCTGCCCAAATCCCCAATACGATTACTTCTGGGGACAATCAGAAGCGCAAAAGCTCATGCTCTTGCAAGCCCTGCGAAATAATCGCATGACTGAGATACTTGACCTGTTGAGCAAACAAGTCTCGCCTCCCACTTCCCTGACCGGCTTTACTGGCATCTTGGATGAAAAGAATTTCGCACTTAACCGTGCGGGTGGTCTGTTGGCAAGCGATATGCCAAACGCTAAAGCCGAGCGCATGGGGCCAGAGATGCCCTCTAATCTTTGGGAAGTCACTCACGAAATTGATTCAATGTTTTCTGAAGTGTCGGGAATTAGCAACGTTCTTTCAGGCCGCGGGGAATCCGGTGTTCGCTCACAAGGTCACGCCAGCCAGCTCGCCCGTCTAGGGTCAAGCCGCGCTAAGAAACGCGCACTCATTGTTGAGGACAGCCTAGAGAAAGTTGCAACACTTTATCTAAAACTGATGCAAGTCTACGATGCTACGCATTTTAAAGACACGGAGAATGTGCCATTTATTGCTGAACAATTTACCCGTGACTTTGTAGTTAAAGTTGATGCTCATTCCAACTCGCCAATATTTACGGAAGATACCAAAGAATTGGCGTTTAGCCTCTTCAAAGCCCAAGCTATTGACAAAGAATCCTTACTTGATATGCTAGAGCCTCCAATGAAACAATTGTTGAAAGACAAGTTAAAGCGGCGCATGGAAAAGGAGGCTTCACAGCCGAAACCTGAACCAGAAGCCAAGAAAGGATAATAATGGCTAAAAACGTACAACCCAAGGCAGATCAGCCGCGAGTGACTACAGAGTCATTAAAACGTGGTGAACAAAGTCCAAATTTGCAGTATCGTGTATCAACCAAGAGTTTTGACCGTAATACAACCCCGCGCAATTATGGCAGGGCAACACGCGGTTAATAAAGAATTCCTAGTTCAGGGAATAGGGTTTGGCTGCCTTCCCTAAAATTTGGTGGCCGTCATTCTTAAAGGAGTGCACTATGCGTAAATCGCGTAAAGGCCGTAAATCACGCAAGTAATTTTAGGGGTTAAACCCTAAGATTATCGTGTAGCCGATAAGTCCTGCCGAGGGTCGGGAACCAAAAAAATTA